TCATATCCGGGTAATATAGAACAAGGATATAAGAAATCAAAATCCATTGATGTTTCTTCTGGGTGTTCTCTATTTAAAATAGCAGATGCAATATTAAGACCTAATCAAAAGCCTGTTAATATTGCTAATAGAGATATATCCTTTAAACAACAATCTGAATTAAATTCAGATGAACAAGAAATACTAGATGAAATTGAAACAATTTATAAGTATAGAAATATTGATGTGCCCGAAGATTTTATTTCTTCTAAATTATCAGATGAATTTGATGAGAAAGAACTTGAAGAAAAAATAGAAGAATATAAACAAATAGAATTTGAAGAACTAGAAAGATTAAAATTACTTTTTTATTTTAGGTTATATGATTTAGGTAGAATAGGACAAAATAGGTTAGAAGAACATTTAATTCAGAAAAAAAGACTCCCGAAAATTTCTTATCTTAAAAAACATAAAGAATTTATTACTAAGTATTTTACATCGGAAAACGAACCGAGCGAAGCCGCACTATTATTATATCAAGAGTATAGATTAAAGGATATTGAAGATTCTGCACCTAAAGTAGAAAGAAAAATAGGAACAATTGTTCATGCTACTGATGATTCTTCATATGATGAATCTGTTTTAAATAACAATAATTTTATTGAAAGTGAAAAAGACATTAAATTTGATATTACACAATTAATAGATTTAAGCATACAATTTAAAGAAAAACTATATTATTCTTTAACACCTGTTAATAAAGTTAATAATATAGAAGTAGATATTTCACCATTAATACCGATACCAAAGAAAGAATATGAAAAGGAAATTGAAAGGACTAAGGATGGAACATATAGTTCAGAAGAGATTAAAAATGTTTTAAGAGTATATGGAGTATATGAACTGAATAGTATTGATGTGTCTGAATCAGGTAAAAGAGATATAGGTGCGATGCATAAAGAGGTTTCATCTTGGGCAATTGATATGGGTGGTACAGGTATAGGTGGTAAACCGCTTAGTGGTAAAGAAAAAAGAAGTAAATTTTCAATGCCAAAAAGACAACGTAAAGGTGTAGTTAAAGATTATGTTAAAAATGACCATTTAGCATTTCATTATTATCTAAGAGGACAATTCAATAAATTAAAGAGAATATTAGGAAAGTGATACAATGACGATTAAATCAGATAGTGATTATGTAGCAGGTGCATTAGCAAATTATACATCAGGTATAGGTTATTATACATCTCATACAGAAGTTTCTGATTTATTACAAGTAGGGGCTTTTACAAATTCATCTACTCCAAGTATTGCTACTGTTGGTAAAATAATAAAAAGGGTCGAAGGAAGAATTGATGAAAGTATTAAATTAAGTTACAGGCCTGAAATCATAGAAAAAGAAACTCATAACTTTGATGCTTGGCAATTACAATCTTATCCCCTAACTTATTGGAAAGACTATGTTGGTTTCATTCAATTAAATAGTACTAAAATACAAAAAATAATTAGATTAGAAGTTTATAAAGGTGATGCTTATGAAGACCTTGCTTCAGCAATGGTTGAATATACACCCCCTGCAGATGCAGTTAATGGGGCATTTACTATAACTTTAGGAGTAGGTAGTGATGCAGATACAGGTTATAGATTCGTATTAACAAAAGGACAAGCAAATGGTTTTTATGATTTGTTTGGTCAAGAAACAACAGTTAAACAAATTTGTGATGCTATAAATGAAAAATATCCCGCCGATACTGCAAGATTTACAGGAGAAACATCAATTAAAGAGATAACAGATGCACCTAATGGTGGTGGAGTAACAAGAAATATATCTGACTTCTTTTATGCTTCTCCTAGCCATAATGGAACTTCTGTTAAAATATCGTCTTTGCTTCCTAAAGATGCAGGTACTATTTGTACGATAACTGCTACACA